AACTTACAAAATCAGTTGCAATGGTCATTATGACCGAAGGTAAATCACAACAGGATTATGAGTACGTTAGGAATCACCTGGCGAAAATCATGATGGATGGAGCCAAAAAGGATAAAAGAAGAGAGCCAGAAGGAATTGCTATTTATCATTTAGCCTGGCTAATTGCCCGTATAGTTATTGACTATGCTCTAGATCCTGAATTAGAAAATGGGCACAAAGATCCAGGGCGTTTAGTTTATGCCGGTATTAGAAGTTTTCAGATGAATCCTGATGTATATCGCCAAACTTGGAAGCGGTATGAAAAATTGATGGTAGCTGCATTAGAAGAAGAAATTAAAAAAGCCTCTAAAATTGCTAGACGTTACAAGGAAGAAACTCTAAATGAAGTTCGAAATTAGTTTCCACTTTTACGTTAACTAAGGTATAGTTTTATTAAATTGGTCGAAGTGTAAATTTGACCAGCTTAAATTTAAAAGCTCATCTAAATAGGTGGGCTTTTTTATTGCCCTTATAAAAGCTCGGATCCTTACGGAGACCGAGTTTTTTTATTTTTAATATTACTTCTCTGGAGAGAATAAAAGAATTGAAACCCACGATCACGTATTTACTGATTAGCTAAAGACTGTTTGAGTAAATGCGTAGGGATGCACGAAAGACATCACAACCCATGCAGTTCATCGCGCATGGATGGGATATGCAGGAAATACATACCAGATTGGGAGTGATGTCCCGCCAAAAATTGAGATGAAAGCTGAAACGTAAAATACTGTGCCCATCCAGTGGTTTTATAAAGTAAGTGAGTAGCGGTAGGCCACAGTACTGTGATAGCTGTGGCAATTAAGCCCTTCATTTTTATGTCGGGCTTTTTTATTTCTTTAATATATTTTGGAAAAGAAAACATGACTATGACAAACGTTGAATTAGAGAATGAAATCAATGCTCTTAAAACGGAATTAACTTCTCTTAAGCAGACCGTAAATGCTAATGCTTCGGCGATTGCTGCTAATACAGCTGTAATTTCTAAAAAAGCAGATGTAACGGCGGTGAATACGATTAGTACACGAGTTACTGCTGCTGAAGGAAGCATCACAAGCCAAGGCAGTTCAATCACTACTTTGAATAATAGCTTAATGGCAGTTCAGACACGCGTAACTGCATTAGAAAATAAATAAAAAGGGTTTTAAAAGTTTGCCGTGTAAATTTTGGCACAAACGGCCCCTCTAAATAATGGTTATTGGAGGGACTTTTCTTTTTTATTAAAGAGGAACACTTATGAGTATCGAAATTAAACAAGAGAAATATTTCAATTTAGAAGTTGAAGTAGAAGAAAGCACAGTAATTATTTATCAAAAAGATTCAGGCATTGTGATTAGCAAAGATGCAGCTAAAAAGTTGCTTGAAATATTGAAAGGCTTTGTTGAAAAACATAAGTGAGCAATATATGGATAAAAACGAAGGTAAAAAAAATCTTGATAAAGTTTCCTTGGAATTGGAACGTTATCAAAATTTATCACGTACAGGTCTAACCCGTAATGAGATGTTAGTTATCGATAGAATAATTCTTCGTTTAAAAACCCAGGTCAAAAATTTACGGACCGCTTTATATGGACACTAAAGATTATTTTTGGCTAACAAGAAAAAAAGAGCCCAAAACAAAACCTAAAAGCAGACCATTGCCTAAGGCTACACAAAAGTATTTAGAGGCTGAGGCAACTCTAAAAGAAGAATTAACAGATTTGGCTATTGGCTTTGAAAGCAAGTTTCAACCCATTCATACCAAACATTGGCGCTTTGATTTCCATATTGTGAAATTACGCTTGTTGATTGAAATTGAGGGCGGGCCTTGGTCTGGTGGACGTGGTGGAAAGTTGGCTAATAAAGCATGGAGTCTCGACCGATACGACCAGGCTGAAGAGTTGGGGTATAGGATTGAGCGCTACCATCCAGATGTAGTTTTATCTGGCTATGTAATTAACTTGATCAAAGAAAGATTGGCGAGAATTGAAGATGGAACAGATCAGACCATTTCCACCAACTGATTTTATTGATCAGGCTGAAGAAGAGGAAGCAATCCGTTTAATACCGGCACCAGATTTAAAGAAATGGGTTGTTGCTAATTTTCTTACACTCGGTGGTCCTCTACATAACCCGGACCATGACCATATCGCTGAGCTGCTTCATGACAATGAAGAGTTTCTAGCATTTGCATGGGCATCTTCTGCATATACGCGAGCTAAGCGTATGGTGTTAGGCCAATGTGAAAAGGTTATGTTTCAACAAGGTGGATGGAAGAAAGCTCGCCAAGAACAACAAATGCGGGATTGGTTCGGATTTGTACCGACTTACTTAATCACTATAGATGCAACTTTCTGCGATAAAGCTAATGATAGCGAGTTCTGTGCTTTGCTAGAACATGAGCTTTATCACATCGGTGTAGAGCGAGACTCGGACGGTGAGATTGTTTACAGTGATCATAGTGGCTTACCAAAGCACTATTTAGCTGGTCATGATGTGGAAGAGTTTATCGGTGTTGTTAAACGTTGGGGCGCAAGTGAAAGCGTTAAGCGTCTTGTTGAAGTTGCAAAGAACCCGCCGTTTGTAACTGAGCGTGACATATCAAAATGCTGCGGGAACTGTGTAATCAATTGAGCCTAATGGCTCTTTTTTTTGCCCATTTTGTTATACGTAGTTATACGGTGAGGAAGTTATGGCAACACTAAAAGAGCCTGTGAAAATCTTTATAGTTCAGTCTCTTGCTTGTCGTGACACACCTCAAGAAGTAGCAGAACTCGTAAAACAAGAATTTGGCGTTGATATTGATCGCGTTCAAGTTGCAACTTATGACCCAACTAAGGCTGCTGGTAAGAATTTAAGTAAAAAGTATATCGAGCTATTTGAGAAAACCAGAGATGAGTTTGACAAGGGTTTAGTTGATATTCCAATTGCCAATAAGTACTACCGTCTGAAGCAATATCAAAGACAACTTGATAGAACGCGAAATGTTAAAACAGCGTTAAAAATTCTAGAGCAGGCTGCAAGAGACATCGGTGGACAATTCACGAATCGACAAGAAATAACCGGTAAAGACGGCGGTCCAGTTCAAACGGTCAATTCTGATATTCCTGTTCCAATGGAAGAGTACTTAAAAGCACGGAGGGAGGTCGTAGATGAGTACTGATGCGGCTCGGGATAAAGTCATCAGGATCGAGGCGCAAGAAGATTTATATTTCTTCACGAGGTACATGTTTAAGGAGCGCCGTGGTTATAAATGGATGCAGAACTGGCACCACTTAGAAATCTGCGAAGCTTTGATGAAAGTTTATCGTGGTGAAATCAAGCGGTTAATTATTAACGTTCCCCCGCGTTATTCTAAAACTGAAATTGCTGTAATTAATTTCATGTCTTGGTGCTTTGGTAAAAATCCAGACTCTGAATTTATTCATATCAGTTATTCGGCCATGCTTGCTGCAAATAACGCATTTCAGACTCGCAACTTGGTTCAAGAAAAGGCTTACAAAAAGGTCTTTCCTGATCTTAAATTACGTGATGATAGTAAGGCTAAGGATTTCTGGCGTACAGCTGCAGGTGGTGTCTGTTATGCAACTGGTACAGGCGGTACCATTACAGGTTTTGGTGCAGGCAAAATGCGTGAAGGCTTTGGTGGCTGCATCATTATTGATGACCCGCATAAAGCTGATGAAGCCAAATCAAAAACTATCCGTGAAGGTGTGATTGACTGGTTTCAAAATACACTCGAGTCACGTACTAACTCGCCAGATACGCCGATCATTGTGATTATGCAGCGGCTTCATGAAGAAGATTTAGCGGGCTGGTTATTAGGTGATAGAAAAGACGGCGTTCCTGTAGCTGGTGGTAACGGTGAAGTGTGGGAGCATCTATGTCTTTCAGCTATTCAAGAGGACGGATCCGCACTGTGGCCAGCAAAACACAATATTCAAAAATTGAGGCAAATGGAGCAAGCTGCGCCGTATGTTTTTGCCGGGCAATATCGACAAATGCCATCACCGCCAGCAGGCGGTTTTTTTAAGCCTGACAATATTGAAATTGTGGATGCTTTACCTGCTGACATTGTGAAGCAAGTAAGGGCTTGGGACTTTGGTGCAACTGAGAATGAAGGCGACTTTACAGCAGGTGTTAGAGAGGCTTTGGGGGCAGATGGCTTTACCTATATTGTCGATGTAACCAAAGGGCAACTTGGTCCTGACAATGTCAATAAACGCTTAAAACAAGTAACAGAGTTGGATGGGATGGGCGTAACGGTAAGGATCCCTCAAGATCCTGGTCAAGCTGGTAAATCACAAGCCAGTTCATTCGTAAAACTTCTCGCAGGTTATGACGTAAAAGCTAAACCTGTTTCAGGTGACAAACTCACACGGGCTCAGCCTTTTGCGGCTCAAGTTAACGTGGGTAACGTCAGAATGTTGAGAGGTGATTGGAATAAAGAATTTATTGAAGAGCTTCGAAATTTTCCGAATGGAACGCATGACGACCAGGTTGATGCTGGTTCAGATGCATTTAATGAATTGAATGGAGGTTTTGAAGCCTTCTTTGCTGATATGGGATTTGCTCGATGAGTGACGTAACTTTTAAACATCCTGAGTATGTTAAAAACTTGCCATACTGGCAGAAGCTAGATGATGTATGTGAAGGTGAGGATGCGGTAAAGGCTAAAGGTGAGAAATATTTGCCAAAGCCTAATGCACATGATAAGTCACCTGCAAATAAGAGTGCTTATGAGGCTTATCGTACCCGTGCAGTTTTTTATGAAGTTACAGGTACAACATCAAATAGCTTAGTAGGTGCTGCTTTTGCCACAGATCCAAGCTTTAAGTTTCCATCTCAACTTGAGCATTTAGAGCGCAATGCTAACGGCGCAGGCTTAAGTGCTTATCAATTAGCTCAAACAGGTATACGACACTTATTGAAGCATTACCGCTGTGCTCTATATGTAGACTATCCAGCAGTTACACAAGCTCGAAATCTTGCTGAGTTTAAACAACAAAAAGCCTATCCTATGATTCACATATTGAATGCCATTGATGTGATCAATTGGGATTCAATGATGATCGATAACCAGAAAAAGCTTTGCTTAGTGGTCATTCGTGAATTTACTTCTGAACGTGGAGCTGATGGCTTTAGTAAAACAGAGGTTGAACAGTACCGGGTTCTTCGTTTAGAGCCTGACAGTGAAGGAAATTACATCTATTCAGTACAGGTTTATACCAAAAGCGATAAGGGCACATGGGTAGGAGGAGAAAAGAAATTCCCAACAGATTATAACGGTGATTTCTGGTCCTATATTCCATTCACTTTTGTGGGGGCTATTGATAACTCTGAGGAGATTAAGAAGCCCCCATTGTTACCATTAGCTAATCTCAATTTAGCTCACTACAGAGACAGTGCGGACTTTCAAGAGTCCGTTTTTTATATGGGGCAGCCTCAGTTTTATGCAAAAGGGGTTAGTTGGGCTTGGTACGATGAAGCCAAAAAGCGTGGCATTTATATCGGTGCAAAAGTTCTTTTACCTTTACCTGAAAACGGTGATTTGGGGATTGTACAAGCAGATCCAAACACATTGGCTCGGGAAGCTATGAAGGATAAATGGGGCCAGATGAAAGAAATGGGTGCTCGTTTAATTGAAAAGGGTTCAGCAGCTAAAAAGACTGCAACTGAATCAAACAGTGATGACGCCGTGCAGCATTCCGTTCTTTCATTATGTGTTGTGAATATGAATGAAGCCCTTTCTATGGCTTTACGATGGGCAGCAAAGTTTGTAACGCCTAATGTTGATGTTCTGACTAAAGATGAACTAATGTTTGAAATCAGTCAGGAATTCAATAAGCAAGGTTATCTCGCTGAACTTGCACGTCAATTATTTGAAGCAGCATTACAAGGACGTTCTTCATTTAAATCTTGGTGGGAATATAACCAGACTGGAATGTTCCCTAAACAAAAATATGAAGAAGAACTGGTTAATGTCGAATCCGAAAAAGACGGAACAGTGAATCTATAGGTAGGGTGATATGGCTAAAGATAATAAAAATCTTTTGGAAGTACTCACTCAACACCAGGCTTATCTTTATCGGACTTCTTCTCAATCAGTAAATGAATTATTGGGTTTGTTCAATGATGATACGAGTGCGATGCTATCAAAGCTTCGTGATTTACTGGATGAGCTTAGTGATTCAGAAAAGATTGCTTTAGCTGGAGGCAAATACACAACTTCAAATCTAAAGGAAATTAGAGATTTAATTACCCAATGGTTTGGCAGTTTAAATACAAGCCTACCTGAAGTATTCGCCGTTTCAGCTACGGCAATGGCCGTTTATGAAGCCAGTTATATGGCCAAGTTGTTCGGCGGAAAGATAAATAAACCTGACGGAGAAAAGCTTTACTCTGCAGCTAAAAAGGTTCCACTTACAGGCGGTGCACTTGTTGATGATCTTCTATCAAGAATTGCTGAGAGTGCCCGTCAAAAAGTTGAATATGCAATTCGTGACGGAATCAATACCGGTAAAACGAATCAGGAAATTGTTCAGCGTATTCGCGGTACCAAGCGGCTTAATTATGAAGATGGAATCTTAAATGGTACCAAGACAGATATTGATCGCACTGTTAGGACTGTACGAAGTCATGTGGCCAATCAAGCTTATCTGAAAAGCTTTAATCAATTAGGCTTTGAATATGTGCGCTTTGTTAGTGTTCTAGATGGAAGAACATCGAAGCTATGTGCATCACTAGATGGTTCAATTTGGGAAATAAACGACCCTGCCAAACGTGTACCGCCGTTGCATCCTCATTGCCGCAGTATTCTGGTACCAGTTGAAAAAGAAGGGAAGCTTCCGGGGGAGCGTCCGTTTGTGATGGATGAGCGCAAAGTCAAGGATATTCCAAAAGATGAGCGTAGTCAGTTAATCGGGCAGTTGGATGCAAACACTACATTTAAAGAATTCTTTAAAAAGACCGATGACTTTTTTCAGAAAGAGTGGCTAGGGCCAAATCGTTATAAGCTCTTCAAAGAAGGAAAGTTTGATTTTGAAAAGTTTTTCGATCCAGAAGGGCGACTTTACACACTCGACCAACTTCGGAAGTTGGATGAACAAATGTTTAAGAGGTTGGGATTATGAAACAAATAACCATGAGTGAGGCGCAATATGTCCTCAGCACAAATCTTATTCTATTGCCATTTGTTCGAAAGATAATCCCAAGATATATGGCAATTTTTGGTTATAGCTTTAAACAGCCAAAAGCACATATTCAACCTTAAATCAAATTACAACCATAGCACCTTCGAGTGCTTTTTTAATGTGAGGTCATCATGACAAAGCAACCGCAAACCCTTCAAGAGTTAGTGCAAAATGTTGAATATTTCAATGTGGACCAGCCATCACCAGATGCAGTGCCTAAACGCATTATATGCATCTTAAAACTTCACTCTGGAGTGCAAGTAAACGGCGAGTATTTAATTCCTGAAGGCTCACCAGTTGGTGATTACAATCCATTTGCACTTACAGCTGCCATTGAGAACTTAAAACAGCTCGGATTTGAAATTATTGAACCACCTACAGAGCCTCAAGTAATCGAAGGTGAGGCGGTTGAGATTGGCCAGAATGTACATGAACCATCACTTAAAGCGGTTGAATCACCAAAAATTGAAAGCTTGGAATCCCGTGTAACTGTCACAGGTGCTGGTGTTAGCACTTATGATGCTCATAATGCAAAGCTTCATTCTATTGAAGTATTGACCTCACTTTTAAAAGCTCCTCGAGTAAATCCCAAAGTTTTAGACGCAGCAAATACAAAGCTTGTTAATCTTATCGAAAAGCTTTAATCATCAATGCTAATTGGATGAAAATTAGGAGTAAGAAATGCCAAATACTGAAAATCAAACAGAACTAGAAATCCAAAGTAAAGGTTTAGATGCGCCACGCTTAGCACCTAATAATATTGATGCCAAAATTAAGTCAGAAGAGTTTCACTCACTACCTCACAATATTACGGTTTGTATTCTTGTATTAGAAAATGGCTATAAAGTTACTGGGTTAAACCATGCAAGTGTGAGCCCGGAAAATTTTGATGCAGAAATGGGGCGGAATCTTGCCTATCAAGATGCGCGTCGAAAAATATGGAAGTTGGAAGGCTACCTTCTTAAAGAAAAGTTATACCAGGCACAACTCGATAGTCAGTTTTAAAAATTAACAGAAATGAAGCGTCCATAAGGGCGCATTTTTTATGCCTGCCGAAAGCGGATGCAGACGGCGTAACCGGGTGGATGCCCATTTTGAAAATATAGGTTGGATGACCAATGAAACTTAAAACAGTAACGATCGACGGTAAGGTATATGCGGAAGTAGAGGGTGATAAACCTATCTATGTTCATGATGATGGTAAAGAGATGCCACATGATGCCGCTCACTCTGTAGCAACTATTGCACGTTTAAACAATGAAGCAAAAACGAACCGTGAAGCGAAAGAAGCGGCAGAAAAAGCTCTAAAAGCTTTTGAAGGGATCGATGATCCAGTGGCAGCTAAGAAAGCAATTCAGACAATGCAAAATCTTGACGATAAAAAGCTGGTGGATGCTGGTGAAGTTGAGAAAGTGAAAGCTGAAGCTATCAAAGCTGTTGAAGATAAATACGCTCCAATCGTTCAACAACGTGATGCACTTGAAGCTTCTTTACATAAAGAGCTTATCGGCGGTGGTTTTGCTCGTTCTAAGTACATTCAAGACAACATTGCAGTTCCAGTTGATATGGTTCAGGCAACCTTTGGTAATCACTTCAAAATCGAAGATGGCGAAGTAGTTGCCTACGACCAAAAAGGCGAAAAGATTTATTCCCGCGTCCGCCCTGGTGAACTTGCAAATGTTGATGAAGCTTTAGAGTCCTTGGTTGGTGGATACCAGCATAAAGACTTAATCCTTAAAGGTGGTAAAGGAAATGGCGGTGGTTTCCAAAGCGGGGGCAAAGGTGGAGCACCTGCAGGTATGAAGCGCAGCGAGATGTCAGTATCTCAAAGAGCAGATTACATCAAAGAACATGGCCAAGAATCCTTCCTAAAACTACCGAACTAATTATTAAACATTTGGAGATAAGTCGTTATGACTACAACAGTTAATTCAGACATGATCATCTACAACCAATTGGCACAAACTGCTTATTTAGAGCGTTTGCAAGACAATTTGAATGTCTTTAATGAGGCATCAGCTGGAGCGATTCTTTATAAAAATGAAATCATTGAAGGCGATTTTAATAAAGAATCATTTTATCGTGTTGGCGGCAGTATCAAGCACCGTGATGTGAACTCTAATGCTAAAGTTAACCATGAAAAAATTGGCGCTGGAGAATCTGTAGGTGTGAAAATTCCGTTTAAATACGGTCCTTATGCATCTACTGAAGAAGCTTTTAAGCGTCGTGCTCGTACACCTGAAGAGTTTGCAATGATTCTTGGTTATGACTTGGCAGATGCTTTAGTTGCAGGGCGTTTACAGTACAGCTTGGCTTCATTAAAAGCTGCGATTACAAGCAATCCTGATATGGTAGCAAAAGGAAGTATTGCAGTAGACGGTCGAAAAGCATTAACACGTGGGATGCGTAAATTTGGTGACAAGTTTGGGCGTATCGGTTTGTGGGTAATGAACTCAGACACCTATTTCGATATTGTAGATGATGCTATCACTAAGCAGATTTATGGAGAATCTGAAATCGTTATTTATGGCGGTTTACCAGGTACTTTAGGTAAACCTGTACTTGTAACTGACGCCGTAGGTGATAACGATGCTTTTGGCTTGCAGTACGGAGCAGTGACTGTAACAGAGTCGCAAGTACCGGGCTTCCGAGCATACGACATCAATGATGAAGAAAACTTTGCTATTGGTATGCGTGCTGAAGGTACATTTAACCTAGATATTCTTGGTTATAGCTGGGATACAACGAAAGGTGAGAATCCAGATCTTACTTTGCTTGGTTCAAGTGCCAACTGGAAGAAACATGCAGCCAGCAACAAAATGACCGCTGGTACATTGCTTGATTTATCTGGGACAGCAATAACTGGTTAATACGAATCTTTTCCATAAGGGGGCCTTTAAGCCCTCTTTTTTTATTTTTAAGAGTAAAGTGCCATGAAGCTAATCTATACACGTATTGCTGCAGCAGCTGCGTTAGAAGTAGGGACTATTGCAAACCCTGACTATTATGAATATCCAAATCGAAGTGCTGAAGAAGTAATCATTTATGGTGACTATCCAAAAATCCAGAATGACTATGAAGCTTTAGATATTCCAGTTGAAATTCGCAAATTGGAAGAACCTGTAAAAACGACTTTGGCCACAGTAAATGTTGCAGTGGGAATTACTCCAGAGCTACAAGAGGTCATTGATCAAGCAAAAGCTGACTGTGAAAAAGTTGTTGAGGAAAACGGGCAACTTAAACAGAAAATCGAAATCTTGGAACAGGCAAGTGGTGATAGTTCAGAGTTAATTTCAGAAAACTCACGTTTAAAAGATGCTTTACTCCAAGCTGACAATGCTACTAAAGCGGCTGAAGGAAAGGTAGTTAGCATCCAAGCAGAATTTGATGCTTTTAAAAATGATGTTGCTGCTATGCATGCGCGTATTGCTGAATTGGAAGCTGGAAAAGCGTCAGAAAATTCAGCAACAGAAACGGCAGCTAATGATTTTGAAAACTGGTCAAATGATCAATTAAAAGAGTATTTAGCTAGTAAAAATATTGGTTACAAGCCATCTGCAACAAAAGCAGAACTTCTTAAATTAATCCCTAAGGAATAATGCAATGAGCTTTATTACTGTAGATGACGCAAATTCAATTTTGGGCAGCGATTTTGCACCAGACAGTGATAAAGCTCGTCTGGTTAAACTGGCAAATGTCTGGATGAAAAACAGAATAGGATTTGTACCAGATCCAATTGATCCACTTCTTAAGGATGCAGCTTGTGAAATTATCAAAGGCATTCTGGCCAAAGTAATTTATAACGGTAAAGAGCAGCTGCTTA